AAACCCAGCAACCCATACCGATGAGGAGGAAGCCATGACCGACAAGATTGAGGAGATCCGCAGGCGTCACGAAGAAGGCGGCATTGACAAGTTGCCGATGGCGGCGTTCGCCGAGGCGCACCATGATCGCGCCTTCCTGCTAGTTGAGGTCGAGCAGCTGACCCTCCAGCGTGACAAGGCGTGGGCCGAGGTCGAGCATCTGCGCGCCGAGAACGAGCGGCTGCGCGAAGTGCTTGTCGCAATGCACATCGCAGCGGCGGAAGACGGCGAAGTTTGGATTACGCTAGCTCTGCCCTCCTCCGAGACGACCGTGGCGGCACACCTAGGTAGCGAGCAGCGGCTGACTGGAGCGGTGGCGCTGCTGTTTGAGCAGATCCGCCGCAACGCGTTGGAGGCCAAGCCATGACCAGGCCAAGGGAAGCGCAACTGGAGCTGCTGCTGACGATCTCAGAGGGTCTGTCTCGCGGATCAGGTGAAATGCTGCGGGTCTCCCCGACAGACGCCATGCATGCTCCGTCGTGCGGCCTCGCAATTCGCGATGCCGTCGAGGAACTCAAGTGGATGCGCGAGGAGATCGAGCGGCTGCACAACGAAGACACCAAGACCAGACACGCCCTGAAAGGATGGGTCTACGTCCCCCCGGATGGCGGAGATGAGCCTACCCATGAGCGTGTCGCGGCGGTCGTGGCCGAGGTCGAGCGGCTTGAGCGCGCGAGACGCTGGAGGTGAAGCCATGACCGACGACAAGATCGATGGGCAACGTCTCGCACGCTTGGCGATTTATAACTGGACCGGCGAACTCTGGATTGCCGACCGCATCGACCGTCTCATCCGCAAGCGAATGGCCGAGGCGTGGGAGGAGGGATGGTTCCACAAAACCGCAGGGACTAAATTGGACGACAACCCATACCGAGGGAGGAGAAGGAAATGACCCCTTGGAGATGGGTGCGGGAGAAGGGGACGTGGGCATCAGCGAAGGCCAACTACAAGGGGGCCAAGCCCAACGTCGATCCCCTCGTGCGCCACCTGGGCACCCTCCTCGAGGGCGACGCCGGGTTTCTCCTTGACATCTGCCGCCGCGCCGGGATACACCGGCAAACCCTGCGACGATGGCTGGCGGGCGAGCGCACCCCCAACCTCGCTGACTTCCTCGCAGTCCTTCAAGTTACTGGCCACACCCTTACCATCAAGAGGATACCCCATGATAACCAATAAGTTCAACCTGCCCACCCCCATCTACAATGCAGTCGTCAATGACGACTACGACGATGGCGGCGCGGACATCACTGCCTCTTCCCTCTGGAAGCCCACCCAGATGGTGGCCCTCACCCGCAAGCATCGCAACGAGCTGGAGGTCGATGCCTCCGATCTCCTCGGCACCCTCCTCGGCAAGGCACTCCACGAGTACGTCTCCAGGCGGGACAACGAGGCAGTGGTGGAGCAGCGCATCTTCACCCACGTGGAGGGCAAGACCCTCTCGGGGCAGTTCGACCGCCTCATCGTGGAGGACTCCACCATCCAGGACTACAAGGTTACCAGCGTTGCCCGCTTCAACCACCAGAAGGGGGAGGCCGAGTGGGAGCAGCAGCTCAACACCTACGCCTTCCTCCTGCGTCGCCACGGCATGGAGATCAAGTCTTTGCAGGTGGTTGCCATCCTCCGTGACTGGATGGAGTGGAACACCCGCAACCTCGACTACCCCACCCTCATGGTGCAAGTGGTGGACATCCCCCTCTGGTCTCCCGAGGAGGCAGAACGTCGCATCTCGCAGCGCGTCAAGGAGCATGACAGTCCCCAGCCCTGCACCGACGAGGAGCGGTGGCACCGCCCCCCTAAGTTTGCCGTCATGAAGAATGGGCGCAAGTCTGCCATCAAGCTCTTCGACACGAGGGAGGACGCCGCCGCCTTCATCGCCAGTGCCACCGACGCCCGCTACCTCTACCTTGAGGAGAGGCCCGGCTCCTACCTGCGCTGCCAGAAGTATTGCAGCGTCGCCTCCTTCTGCCCGCAGTGGCAGGCCGACCCCACCCGCACCCATGTTGAGGAGTAAGAAGGCGCGGGCCGCCATCCTCATGCAGGTCACTGAGTTCACGGCGCAGTCGGTGTGCCGTGACTTTCCCATCCTCTCCCTCCCCGATGTGCAGGCGCAGCTAGCCCTCCTCATCAAGGAGGGGAAGGTGGAGACGGTGGCCCGCCTGAGGGGAGCCAATGCCCACGGGACTGTCACCATCTACACGGTGGTGCGCACTCCCCTCCCCAAGGATCCAGAGAAGCACCTAGCCCGGCTGATGGGAACCCTTCGCTATGACAGTCCTCGCCCTCCTCATCTGCTACCTCCAGCCCAACCTCGAAACCCTGACCATCGACCGCATATGCAGCGGCTACCATGAGGTAACCCATGGCTACCAGGAATGCCAGGCAGTCGCCCGACGAATGCGCGCAGCCTTCCACCCCCCGGCGAAGGTCGTCCTCCACGAGTGCTTCAAGGCACACGCACATTGGGGGTTCGATCTTCAAGGGGTCCCGACAGTTGATGATCCTCGTGGCAGTGGAGGCTCGACCTTCACTCTGCGAGGAGATAGCAACACTCGTCGTTGACCATCTCAACCGGAGAAAGAAATGAACCCCGTAGATATCGCAGCCCACATCGAAGCCCTCAACCTCTTCATGGTCAACGCCATCGTGAGGGGCCGCCTCGAAGTGAGGACTTCTGACGAGCAGACCGCCCTCGAGTACTACACTCGGTTCACCGACATGGTCACCGCCGCCGAGTCCTTCCTTGGCATCAACTATGACAAGGACATCCCATGACCCCGTGGGATCGACGCTTCCTCGACCTTGCCCACCATGTCTCGCAGTGGAGCAAGGACCCATCCACCAAGGTGGGCGCAGTCCTCGTGGGCCCGGACAAGAGGCAGGTAGCCCTCGGCTACAACGGGTTCCCCCCGGGTATCCAGGATGCTCCCCACCGCCTGAAGGATCGCGCCACCAAGTTGCGCCTCATGCAGCATGCGGAGCGCAACGTGCTTGACAACGCCACCTTCCCCACGATAGGTGCCACCCTCTACGTCACCCATCCACCCTGCTGCAACTGCGCCCTCTCCATCATCACGAAAGGAATCTATCGTGTGGTATCATCTCCAATGTCTCCCGACTTTTCTTCGCGATGGTGCGAGGAAGTCGATCACAGCCGCTACATCCTGCGCGAAGCAGGTGTACGCTGCGATTTTTAACCTCGATGTCCTGCTGCCCACACTCATCGTCTGCTACATCCTGATGCAGGCGGCAATCACCATCGACTTCATCCTCAGGATCTTCTGATGCCCACGCTCAAGGCGACCATCAACAAGTTTCCCCCCGGCACCCCTGTCAAGACGGTTGACGAGGTTCGCCCCGACATGCTAGTCCCCTCCTACGATATCATCCTCCCTGACGGGACGATGTCGTGGGCCTACGATTATGAAATCGAATGGAGTGATGAATGCCAACCTTCTCCCAACACCCCAACCAGAAGCGAGTGAAGCTCCTGCTGGTAGGGGATCCGGGCGCCGGCAAGACCGGCCTCCTCGCAACCCTCGCCAACAGCGACTACAAGGTTCGCATCGTGGACCTCGACAACAACCTGGCGATCCTCTCGGCCTACCTGCAGAAGGGCAAGGCGGACAACATCTCCTACTACTCCATCCCCACCAAGGACCCGGAGTCGTGGAAGAAGTCCATCGCCATCACCACGCAGTGGAAGCTGCCCGACGAAGACCTTGGGGATCTCACCACGTGGGATAGCAACACTGTCCTCGTCGTTGATAGCGCCACCTTCTGGAACGACACGTGCATGGCCACGGTCCTCAAGGAGAACAACGTCGCGGACGACAAGGCTGGGTTCGACCAGTCCCTGTGGGGCGTCATGTCCAAGCGGTTCGAGAACCAGGTGGCGCGCCTCACCAGCGACCGATACAAATTCCACTTGATTTTCATCTCGCACATCCGCATGATCGAGAACAAGAAGACGGGCGGCGTGATGCGCGCCTTCCCCTCCTTCCTCGGCCAACAACTCCCCAACGTGGTGGCTCGCTACATGAACAACGTCTGGCTCGCTACCCGCAAGGATGGCAAGCCGGTCTTGCATACGCAAACCACCCGTGATATGGGTTACCTGAAATGCAGCGCACCCCACAAGGTGGCGGCAGAGGCACCGTTCGATCTGGGTGCCGTCTTCAAGCAGATCGAAAACTGAAAGGAAAATCATCATGTCCATGCTTCACAAGGTGTTCACCCCGGAAGAGATCGAGACCCAGCGGTACCACCCGCCCGGTCGCTACGTCGGCTACATCACGGGCTGGGAGAACGGTACTGCCCAGACCGGCACCGAGTACATCCAGTTCACCCTCAAGGCTCGCGATGGTCTCTCGGGCCAGGATCTCAAGGGGGTGGAGCTGAACCGCGAACTCAACTCGAGGCGCTTCTACCTCAGCGACAAGGCCATCTCGCAGTTCTGGACCGCCATCGAGCGAGCCAATCCTGCCATCAAGTCCGCGAGCATTTCGCCCGCTGACGCGGCCGAGTCCATCGTCGGCACCGAGGTGGAGTTCGACTACCTCGCGGAGAAGAACAAGCAGACCGGCAAGGAGTACCTCAACGTCTCCCGTTGGAAGCTCCCGGCCTGACACCTGGCGTCACCTGCCCAGTGGTGAGCGAGGGGGCGGCAACCCCCACCCTATTCCCCTAGCCGCAGTGCGCGATGGGGGGTGAGCGGCAGCATCCTCAAGGCTGGAGACTCGCACTGCGGCCTCCATGGGTGAGTCTCCAGCCATCTGCCGCACCTTCCCTCAGGAGTCCCCCATGATTTTCACAGCAGGCATAATTCTCTTCATCGCCGCATGGATTGCCATCCAGATTGTGTACCGGCCAATTTACCACGCAGGTTCCCTGTTGGAATTGGTAGTAGCGATCTGCTTGATTCTCGGGGTGGTCCTGATGCTGGCGTCCGTAGGGATACTGGCCTGGAACTACCTGCCCTGACATGCTTGCCCTCTTCGATTACCCCTCGGTGCAGGATGTCAAGGAGGGGCGGCATGTCAGCGGCTACCCCGCCGCCCTCCTGGGGATAGCAACGCGCTACGCCGGGTGCGGCCCCCTCGAGATGGACACGTTCCTCCCCGAGACCCCGCGCTTCGGCAACCCCTCCTCCTTCTTCCATCCACGAAAGGACTGTCCCAATGACGCAGTGGGAAACCCCCTACACCCTAAGTACGGATACCTCCGGGGGGACCTCCTCCCTCATTACCATCGAGTACGTGAACGCTGCAGGTCTGCCCGACTCGTACTTGCTCTGGGTGACCTTGCCCTTTGGGCCCTCACAGGTGAGAAGCTGCAAGATCACCGGGGTACCACCCTCTACACTCCCGAGGGAGTGAGGGTAATCCCCACCCACAACCCGCGCGCCCTGGTGAAGGACCAGTCCCTCCTGCCCATCCTCTCCATGGACCTGAAGAAGGCGTGGCAGGAATCCCTCAAGGAGCGCAGCGTATTCCCTTCCCGCCGCATCCACATCATCGAGTCCCTGCGGGACATGGACTTCGCGGTCTCCGCCATCCTCAAGGGGGAGCAGTTCGCCTTCGACATCGAGACGGCCCGGGGCCAGGTCACCATGATCTGCTTTGCCAACAGCCCCACCAATACATTCGTCCTGCCCTTCTGGTTCCACTCCCACAACTTCTGGGACGAGGAGACCGAGGTGCAGATGTGGCTGCGCGTCCAGAAGCTGATGGCTTCCCCGCTGCGCAAGGTGGCGCACAACTCCGTCTACGACCTCACCTACCTCAGGGCGATGGGGTTGAAGGTGTGCTTCCCCGTCGATGACACCATGCTCAAGTCCCACTCCAACGAGATCGAGTGGTTGAAATCCTTGGGCTTTCTGGGTAGCATCTACTGCAACGAGAAGTCATGGAAGAACATGCGCGTTGGCAAGGTGAAGGACCGGAACAAGAAAGATGAGTGATGCCACAGGAATTGCTGTCGAAGGAATGGGATTCGACAGGCTACGCCTTTGACCTGTCGGAGGAGAGCAAGACCCTCCGCCCCGAGGAGAGGCTCTTCCTCGCCATCATCATGCAGGCGGTGGAGGATGCCACCTCCCTCAAGCCAGGCATCGTGCGGGACCAGGCGCGCAGCGTCCTCTTCACGTCGTCGGCCACCCCCCTCAAGGACATGTGCCTGCTCCTCGACATAGACCCCGACTACCTGGCCCGAGGTGTAAGGAAGATGATTGCGGAGGGGAGGACCTTGCGCCGTGAAGTATGAACCCCCCGCCCTCCTCTTCATCACCAACACGCCCGAAGGAATCATTGCCAACGTCATGCTGGGTGGTGTACTCACCAAGATC